TCCACATTTTGGCTCTGCGGATGATTGCCGCTACATCCTTGTTGGATGTGATCATGTTATCTTCCAGATCCGCACCTTCGATCACCTGTTCAGACTCGCCGGTCAGGTCCTCGAAGAACGGCATATTAATGGTCGGCGCAGCCTGGGAAGCCAGAGCGTCGAACTCAGAGTTATTCACCACGATGCCACTCTGCACCAGTGCGGACAGCTCCATGGTTTTGTTTATTACATACGGGTTAAAAAGTTCAGGTACGATAACGTCCTGTAAAGTAGTTCCTGCTGCCATTTAATCACCATTTCCTTTCATGTGTTTGAGTTTACAGTTTCACTCCAGCAGCTGCTGCCATCTGGCGAGCCTGCGCCGGATCTGCTTTGAAGAGTTCGCCCTGTTTCGTCATGTTCCAGGTCTCTTTCGCAAATGGATTGCTCGCCGCAGGATTGCCACCACCAGTCGGAGCATATCCGCCATTGTTCTGCTGTTTGAAAAGATGCGGTGAAGCTTCTCTCAGAGGTTTCAGGACATCGTCTACGCCGACCGGTTTGCCATCCTTGTCAAAGGTGAACTTGTCCAAACCACCCTGCTTGTAGATGATGTAATCCACATCAGTCACACCAGATTCTTTCAGCTTGTCCTTCAGGGCATATTCTTTCTGGGCGTTGGCTGCCGCAGTCTCCATCTGCTTGACCTGATCCTTGTACTTCGTGACCTCGGCCTGCAGGTCTTCATTGTCCTTGTTGGTATTTTTCAACTGATCGATGGTACTGTTCGCCGTCTTCAGCTGACCGTTGACCTCGTCGAAACGAGTCTTCGGGATAAACTCTTTGATCTCCTCATTGTAAGCATCTACAGCGATCTGAGCGTGCTCCTCGGATAATCCTTTTGCTACTAAATCTTCTTTCTTCATGGTTGCTCCTTTCAATTCATCTTCACTTGTTGTCCCGGTCGTGTCCGGTGATGTCTTCCTCTTTTGCGCCTGGAATACCAAAAAAGGCGAAAAAATAACACCCGGGGAATCCCGCGTGCTAATGACTAACTTATGACTAACCTATGGCTAAGTTGCATCATCGTAATACTCTGCTGCGCCAGCTATCTCTGACTTCCGGATCGCCATCCGGCAGCCGTCATTGTAGTTGAAATACAGAAATTCATCCGGCGGAATCACAGAGTCTTCAATCCTCGCCATAACCTCCGGAAATGTGTCGTCCACCTGAATTCCGATGCTTCCGTTCAGATAGATCTCAACTTTTTTCGTTTTCGTGCTTTTCATAATTTTACGAGCCGCTTCACCCCGCCGCCCAGAGGGAGATCACCGGATCATCTCCTTTCCACACTTCGTGCACCGTCTCACATAGCTTCCGGATGCTCTGCTCCAGTGCTTACGATAATGATGTGCACATCGTCTCTGCCTAATCCACCGAATCAACCGCTCAATCATACGCTCCCTCCTTCCTGTTGCGATGTCGCAACCAAAAATGAGTATAAAAATAACCACCGGTCATTGCTGACTGGTGGTTATCGTCCTATGATTCGTTTTCCTTTTCCCGGCGGAGTTTTATATAGTTCCTCAATCAATCCGTTCTTAATATCTCCTCCAACATAGCATTTGCCAAATATTTCATCATAGTGCTTTGCAACATCTTCATCCATTGCGAGGCTTCTGAATTTGTCCCTGACCGCATCATACTCTTCATATGTTTTCAGTTTTAAAAATTCGTCTTTCAAACTCATAGCACAGCCCCCTCAATTAATTTCAAAATATTTTCATGCTGTTTTAAAGCATCTGAATCAGATTGGTATATGCGGAATGGTTCTGATATTACTTCCTGCATTAAATCTATATTAATACTGCCATCCCCATTTAATGCTTCGCTTATCGAGCTTGCATATATGCGTCCTTGATATTCGCTTACAAATTTCGGACCTTTTACAATCAAAACACTAAATTCTTCACCTGCTGTATTGTAATATTTCTCAATTGAAATATCACTTCTCGTAAGGCCGTCAACAAGATATTTCTTATATTCATCCACAGATTTTTTTGTCATCATTCTGTGCTCTACCAAATGACCAAATTCATGATCTATATCCTGTTTCTCAGCATTTAAAGCCACATAAATGATACCATTCTCAAAATCACATGCACTTCCGTTGCTTCCAAGATTAAATGTTACATCTGACATTTGTTTTTGAACTTTTTTAGGAAGGCTTCCATACGACTGAATAGCTGACACACGGTCCTGTTTCACTTCTGAACTGCTTTTCTGTGATTTGAACTTTATATCTGCTATCGTATCATCATTCTTTTCGTTTTTCAAACCTTTATTTCCCATAAAAGTCTGCTTCCACTCCGAATACGTCATATCCGCCGGCACTTCGATCGGATTTCCGTCGGCGTCTCTGGCGGCGCGGATCTGATCGGAGAGGTTGGTGTCGTCGTAGTAAGGGACATCGGTGCAGCGGCAGAAGCAATGGAACGGCGGCATATTCACGCCGGTGACTGCCTCGTCGGTTTTGTATACTTTTCCGTCCAGATCTCCGCAAATGCCGCAGGTCTTGCTGTCAAGCGTGGCAAGGATCTGGTACTTCTCCACACCGTCCTCCGCATAGCCCGCATGCGTCGCTTCGCTCATCAGGAAGGAGCTCTCAGTGTGCAGCAACCGGTATGCGTCAAACTTCTTCGACTGCATTTTCTTTGCGAACTCCCCGGCCAGATTCTGTGGTGGTACGCCCTGGATCATCATGGTCGTAAGGGATTCCATCAGCTGAGTCTGCAGATGGTCCTTCTGCTTCCAGAGGCGGTTTGAAAAATTCGCACCGTTGAACGGATATTCGAGGAGCTTGTCCACCGCACGGGTATCTACCTGCGCAAAGTTGGAATGAAAGCCGCGGTACCGGTCAATATTATACCAGGTGCGGCTGTAGGTATCCTCATAGACGTCCTGCATCATCTTTTCCGCATTTGCCTGATAATCCACCGCATACAGCTGCCGGAGCATCGCATCCACCTGTGCTTCCAGTGCCTGATACCGCGTTATGCGCGCCTTGATGGACATGTTGTTGACGTCCTGGTTGTACTTTCCAATATTCTGCATGGCAAGATCGATGAAATCCTTCAGCTCCCCGATCTCCGCCTTATCAAGCTGCTTCTGGGCTGCCGCATAGCTCAGGCCGTTTTCTTCGGCATACCGGAAGTAAAAGGACTCGACAGTCTTTTGCAGTTCCCGCTTCGTCTGGTTGAATGCTTTTTCCAGCTTCTTGAAATACTCATTAACCTGCATCTCACCGGCCTTGTACATGGCTTCCTGCCGGCTTGACCAATAATCAGCCATTATTCATCACCGCCCTGATCCGGATTGTCATCGTCATCATCCTGATCTTCCTCTTTGGGCGGGAACATCTCGGAGATCTCGTTCTGTTTTTCTTCTTCCTGCTTTTTAAGCCGGTCAGCCTCACGTGCAGGATCATCCACCCACGGATGCTTTTCTACGATCGTCTCATCGGAAATGATTCCTTTGCTCTGTGCAGCGATCTGGGACAATTCTTGGTCATTCTTCACCGAAGTTCGTGTCCAGATCTGAACGATCGTGTCATCTTTAATTGCGATTCCAAGCAGTCTGCAAATGCACCGGATAAACCGGCTGAAGCTAAGCCGGAACTCCGTCTCCTGCAGTCCAGACTTAAGCTCCAGAAGAGAATACAAGAAACTCAGTGCCACACCGGAGCTGTTACCAAAATTCTGCGGATCAGGGTCTATGCCCATGCCCTGCTCGAAGATGCACTTCCGGGTGATGGTAAGCAGCTTCTCCCGCGCTTCCACCGGCAGCTCGATTGTCAGTGTGGACACACCAGAATGATCGCCGTCACCTTCGTTCTCGATCTGGATTGCCTTATATTCCTTCAAGTCCCTGATAAATTGCTTCAGGTCAGCACCGCCATAGTTAGTCAGCACGAAGATTACCTCCTGGATGTCTTCCAGGTCATTCACAAAGTCGCTGAATACCTTGCAGTACACATCGATCAACGGCTTAATGTTCTCCAGATCGTTTGTGTCTATATTGTTATTAAAAAACGGGAAGAAGGGCACCTCACCCACATGGTGCTGATACTGCTCTGACATCTCGCAAAGCACCGGGTCCACCACAAACATCTGATACGGGATTAGCTGCTCCAGCTCATCTCCCGCTTTCAGACGGTATGCAATGCATTCTGTATCATTCCAGTATTCGTAAATCGTGTAGGTATCTCCCGTCGCATCGTCGATATCCTGGTAAGTCCGGAAAACGCCCATTAACTCACGCTCCAGACTCTTCGACCAGATCGGAATAATCTGCTCTGCCGGAACGACCGCATATTTCCATTTACCGTCCTTGTCCTTCCAGACATGGAGCCATCCAATCGTACAGTTTGATGCTTCGATACACAGGTCCTTACAGACCTTCGCGTATTTATCACCCAGGAAAGTTGTCAGCTGCTTGTTTGCTCCTTTACTTCCCAGATCGAATAACGGTGGGGCCGTGAACATGTATGAAGCTTTCTGATTCACCAGAAGGCCATGGAAGTTGAAAGGGATCCGGTTGTCCGCGTTTCGCATCGGATTCTCTTCTTTTTCCCGCTTCTCATTCGGCTCCTCCAACAGAATGTCAGTCTTGTTTTTATAATAGTCGCGGGCCTTTAGCGCTTTCATCACAAAAGCCGAATGACCAGGCTGATATTTCTTGATCAGCTTCTTGATTACTTCTATGTCCATGAGTATCACCTCTCTATTTCAGAATCTTGATTCCTGATGGTCTGCGAATGATCGTGTATGCAAGATAGCGGAGAGCATCTAAGGCGTGATCCCACTCTTTTACCGGCTTATCCTCACCGCGCTCGCCTGCCTTTGCATCCCAGATGTAGGAAGCAAACTCTTTGATCAGATTCTCACAGGATTTATCAATCAAAATGGAACCCTGATTCAGCAGCGTCGCCACAAACCGGATTCCATCTAATACATCATTTTTTGCCTTCTTTACTTTGTAGCCGTCCTTCTCCAGCTGCGCCTTAAAGCTGGCTGCCGCAGGATCCAGAACAACCGCTCGGATTTTTTCACCAGCAAGCCAGCTCGTCAGATCTGCCGAGAACTCTGCGTCTGTCTTCTGTCTGCCCTTGTCGCGGCCAGAGTAATAATATTCCCGCCGGCAATACCATTTGCCGTCCGCGCCCTTGTTCCACAGAAGGAAGGCTGTTGGGTTCTGGGTACCGTAGTCACAGCTCACATACTGCTCCGATGTCCAGAACTCTTTACTATTGCGTTCTTTATATTCTTTTGCGATCGCTTCGGCATCTACTACATGCTTGTCCTTATCAAACATATCGTAGATAATACCCTCAGCCATTGCCCAGAGTCCCATGATATAGCGTTTGAAGAATACGCCGGTGTACGTGCTGCGGTATCTGGCCTTGATCTTCTCTGACAGGCTCAGGTTATCGTCCATCGTGAAATGAACGTAGAGCAGCTTCTTCAGTTCCAGCTTTATGCCGCTTGCTTCCGCCTCTTCCTGCAGCACCGTGGCTTTCTTGCCTCCCAGGTATCCGATCGCCTTGTCGATCCAGTTAAGTTTGAACCAATGATACGGACCATCCGGGTTGCAGTTAAACCAATACTTAGATCCGTCCACAGAGCATCGTCCGGTTGCCTGATTCACAAAGCTCTCCGGCATCAACGCAACCTCGTCGCAGAAGACACCGGCAAGCGTGATACCTTGGATCAGATCCTGGCTGCGCTCATCCTTACCACCAAAGATATAGAAATAGTTCGTCACGTCTCCGCGACTGATCTCCACCAGATTATCTGCCCGGTGATCTGCAGCCTTGTAGCCCCGGCTCCGGAGCATCAGCTTAAGCCAAAAGAGGACATTCCTCCGGAAGGAACCGATCGTCTTTCCGCACATAGCAAAGTTCTGGCCGGAGAAATTCTCCATCGCCCAGAACACGAAGGACAGAGACATGCATACGGTTTTACCGGATCGGATCGCTCCGTCTGCTATGATGCCATCGTAATCTTTGACCGGACTGTCAGGCATCCACCACGTAAGGACCTGTTTCTGCTTCCGCGAGAACGGCTGAAATTTAAAAGTCTGAATCTTTGTAATGATGTTGCGCTTATCTTTCAGCTTCCGGATCTTTTTTTTCATGTCGGAGATCCGATCATTAATCGTCACTCGCATCACCCCACAAGCTACCAGCTTCCGCATTCAGCGCATACAGGAATCCATCATCTTCTGTTTCCGTCTCTTGACCGCCGAACTTCATGGATGCCAGGTCGAGCTTCATCAATTCGATCTCCAGACGCGCATCATCAAATCCGTAACGATGCAGGGAATCAATTGCTTTTTGCTTTCTTGCCTGCACACGGGTCAGGGCATCCTCTATCGATTGGATCTGACCGAGAACGCCTTTGTACTCACCCAGATCTGTGAGCTTGCCCTTTTCGATACCACCTTTGTATCCGGTCACTGTCATTCCTTCCGGAATCTTAAGTTCATACTTTCCGCATGGTTCCGATTCTGCCTGCTTTAGATCTTCGATCCGCTTCATCATCCGGCGTTCCCTGACAGTTAACAGCTGGATCTCCTGCAGGAGCAGCGCTATCTTATCGTTCGGTACAGATGCAACCAAACGCTTCTCGTCCTCATCCAGGCAATCAAAAAGGAGAGTCTCAAACTCTCCCGTAGTAACTGCTTTCTTATTTCCCGGCGGTCCGCCCGAGCTATTCTTATTGCCCGGCTGAGCGCCACGTTTTTTTGCAACGTTGCGTTTATCCTTTTGCAACGTTGCATTCTTCCAATCATATCTATGCTTCCAACTCCGAACCGTCCCTTCCGAGACGCCCAGCGCTTCAGCAATTTCAATCAATTTCTTGCCCGACAAGAACATGGCCTTCGCTTGTTCTGCCCTGGCATCCGGCGCTCTGGCCATGCTCAATCACCTCTCATTCGTCGGTTTTTGGATGTAGAAAAAGAGATGGCCGAAGCCATCCCCTATCAAATTCTCATCTACTCATCTTTATAAGTTGCACGAACATTTTTTAATTTTGTCTGTCCTGCTACTGGAATTCCCACTACGTCTAATACCTCAACATCAAGTCCTGGATAATTGGGATTAAATCTAGTATTTTTCCATTCATTAACTGTCATATCTCCAGGTGCTTTTCTGGAAAAATTATATTGCGGCATATCTTTTTTATTGCCCTTCAAGTTCT